GGACTAGACCGCGAGTTGCAGGAGTTGCTTGAGCCCAAGGTCAACTGGCGTGAGGTGCTGCGTGACTACGTGAAGTCCATGTGTCACAGCAAGGACGCGAGTAGCTGGCGCAGGGTTAACCGTAGGTCCCTATCCACAGGCGTTTACATGCCGAGCATGATCAGTGAGAAGGTGGGGCATCTGGTGGTTGCGATAGACACATCAGGCTCCATTGGGCAGAAGGAGTTGTCCGAATTCCTGTCCGAGGTTAAGGGTATCGCCGAAGAGGTAAGCCCCGAGATTGTGGACTTGATCTATTGGGACAGCGCAGTGGCTGCACATGAGACGTACGCGGAGTCCGAGGTGCCTAACATTGTTAGCTCGACCAAGCCACGAGGGGGTGGGGGTACTAGCCCTAGCTGTGTGTCGGACTACCTGAAGAAGGAGCAGATCGTGCCTCAGTGCGTGATCGTCCTCACTGACGGGTACGTGGGTAGTGACTGGGGTAACGACTGGACTGCGCCCGTTATGTGGGCCATCGTAGGAGGTAATGATGTGGTGGCACCGAACGGCAAAACAATTCACATTAAAGACTAAGGAGAACGACATGGTGGTTATAGAGTTTGGCTACAACACCAGCAGCTTAGTGATGTCGCCTAAGGATGCGCTGACGATGGCTGAGATTCTGCAGCGTGCGGAGAAGTACGAGAAGAAGTACCGCCCCGGAGGTGCCGGGGTCGAAAGCAGCTACACGTACCACGTGTGGACTAACCCCGATGAGATCAACATGAAGATCATCAGCGACGACGCCTACCGCATGGCGAAGCTGGCGGGTAAACCGGAGAAGGAGTAATGGAATGATAGACCCAGAACTGCAGATCAAACTGCTGGTAGCTGAACGACCTTGGGAGCAAGAGCCTAAGCACTTCGAGGAGTGGATTGATAAGGGCACAGGGTACACGTGCACGATCTGGCGGCACCCGACGCTAGGCCATCTGTGTGGGTACGTAGGCATACCCAAAGGGCACCGCTGCTGTGGGCTTGGGTACAACGACATGAACGACATCGAGGTTCATGGTGGGCTGACGTACTCAGAGGTAGACGATAAGCGGCAGTTGCATGTGTTCGGGTTCGATGCTGGTCATGCCGGGGATTATTCACCGGGGCTGGCATTGACCCTGTTGAAGGTCACTGGGGAGTGGGGTGTTGGGAGAGAAACGTACCGCACGTGGGCGTACGTGAAAGAGAACGTGTTGAGTTTGTGTAATCAATTGAAACTGAAGGAGTAATGAAATGAGTATTAGTGCATCAGCAGTGTTAGTGGAACTGAACATCAGCGTGTGGCCTGCGTCGAAGATTGACCGGGAGACAACTGAGCTAACCAATACAAACGCAGGGGCAGTGCGTGACGCATCGCAGACCAAGAAGAACCTGTTCGCAGGTACGGGCTTGCGCAAGGACATCGAGAAGTTCGCAGCACGGGCTCGGCTGTACCACAACCTGCACACGTTACCGTGGGCTGACAAGGGTGAGCGCATGCTGCCGACCAAGTTGTTCATGGAGTACAAGCAGACGATGAATGGGTTCGAGCGGACGTTCGACGTTATGTGCCAGAACTTCTTTGTGCAGTACCCGCGTCTGGTTGCTGAAGCACCTACCAACTTAGGTGCACTGTACAAGGCAGGTGACTACCCTGACATCGAGGAAGTCAAGCAGAAGTTCGGGTTCCGTCGCTCAGTCAACCCCATGCCCGACTCCGGCGACTTTCGCTTGGACATACCAGCAGAGGACTTGGACGATGTGCGAGCAGAGTTCCGCGACAAGTTCGACGAGCGGCTGAAGGAGGCTATGCGTGCACCGTGGGACAAGCTGCACTCAGTGCTGCTGGGTGTATCTGACAAGCTGAAGGAGGGTAACGACGGAGACAAGAAGCGATACCACGACTCACTGCTGACCAACCCGCTGGAGTTGTGTGCACTGCTGACTAAGCTCAACGTGACCAACGACCCACTGTTGGAAGAGGCACGGCGACAGGTAGAGCTAACAATGTTAGGGGCTAACTTGGAGAACATCAAAGAGGACGCTGACTCACGCAGCGAGTTGAAGTCCAAGGTCGATTCGATCTTGGGTAAGTTTAATTGGTAAGGAGAAACACATGAGCACAACAAACAACGCGATGGATTTGCCTAACGTACACGCACCTGAAGCCAAAGAGCTTGTCAGTGCGTACAAGGTAACGTCCGTCCTCGCCACAGTCATATGGGAACTGGCATTGAAAAACCCAATGTGGTCGTTCAAGGCCACAAACTTTAGCTGGGAAGTAAACGACAAACAACAAAAAACAATGGTGGCAAGCAAGTTCGTAGTAAGCCACAACTGGGAAACGCTAGGCACTATTGAAAGGGGGTACAGATCAAACACAGGAGCGGTCATTGAAATCGAGAGTCACCGAATAACCACACGCCAAAACAACTACAGGACCGACAACTTTGAGAAAGCTATAGCCAAAGTCCGAAAGACATTCAAGCCTCGATCAGTTCTAGAGGTGGCAGCAGAGGCAGTAGGTACAGCCGACACTGTTGTTCGACAAGAGCATCACGGCAAAAACCGAGTGGTACACAAGCACACGGAAGAGATCAGACAGAAAGCCATCGACTACGTGACCAAAGGTCCGGGGTACAACTTGTTCTTGGAGTATGCGAAACAACAGGGGGACAAGAGCGTTGCGAACAGCTTGGAGATGCTGCAGATTGCAACGGATGAACTGTCTACTATCGAAGGGATTAAAACCGCTATGGGGGCTAAAAAGTCTGCGCTTGTTGTTGTGGATGAGGGAAAGTACCTAGTCAAAATTAATGACAATGTTCAACTCTACGACGATACTACTCTCCCCACCGAATTCCGTGGGAAGCTGGGCTTGCTCAAGCTAGTGAACGAGAAACAGTTCATCACGGATGTCGGGTGTAGGGTCAACAAGGAAATCTACGTACTGAAACTAGACGAGCAAACAGAGGAACCAAAATGAACATGAACAGACTAAACGTATTCCGCCGCCTCGACGAACTTGAGACCGCCAACATGCACTTGCAAGTCGTGTTGAAGAGCGCACGCCATGAAATTGAGTGTTTGAGGGCCCTGATGCGACTACAGGTAAAGCCGAAGGCAGCACCAGCACCAGCACCGAAGGCAGTCAGGACCAAGGACGCGCTGAACGCGGTGGTAGAGAAGAAGCGTGAGTACGCACGTAAGTACTACGCCAAGAAGAAAGCCGCGAAGCTGGCAGCGATGGAGGCAGCGAAGCTGGCAGCGATGGAGGCAGTATGAACCTAACGCAACAATTTAAACGGCTGACCAGACGCCTAACCCCTGTGGAGATGGCTGCGGCTGAACTGGCCGAGGCTGAACTGCATAGGCTGGAGGCGCACAGCGCGATGGAATATGCCAGCAGCGTGGTCAGTTACGAGGACGCACGAATCAAACGATTGAGAAAGTTCTTAGCAGACGCGGAGAAACAAACATGAGTGGTATTCATATTGACACGACTGGCCTTCATGTCGCCAAGATTGACAAGTACGGCCCTGCGTACACAAAAAAGTCTGTCATTAACACAGTCGCTGCCGAGGTCGATAGCACTAACGGCAGCTACATCACCCGAGGAACAAAGACCATGACTATTGATATGCAAAAAGCCACCCACACATTGACCGACGCAGAGCATATGTTTGCAAGGGCTATGGATAAGTATCAAGCGCAGACCGCTGCGTTAGCTGCGTCAGCCAAGAAATGTTCGGGCGATGTGCGCCAAGCCGCTAATGACTTGGCGTCTGGTTTAAGCAAGGTAGAAAAGACAGCCAACTTTGCTAACCTTGAACGCTACGTGAATTTGCTAGAGAGGGCAGCCGCTGCTATGCAAATGCTGGCCGAGTTGGAAAAGTCCGGCAAGCTGGACAAGATTGCAGGGGCTTTGAAATGACATGGCCCTTCCCCACCCAGCTACCACCCAACAAGCCCATCCCGCCGATGCCGTTTAATCCCAGCAACCACGAGGAGAGTCCACTATGAGCATCTTGGACGAAATCAAAGTCAACCGAGCGCCTACTCACATGGTGCGCCCCGCAGCCCTTGAGCTACAAAAGAAGACCAAGGTAATCATGGGCGAGTATGTCGAGCGGGAGAAGCAACCCGGTGAAGTTAAAGGGGCAGAGAACGACCTATGGCAGCGACCAGTGTACCGTTCAGGTGACGGCGACAGTATGCGGCAGGTTCCACGGGCAGGAAGTTTGGATGCGTTCAGCTTGCCATCACGGGGGAATCGGACATGAGTGGCGGACACTTTAACTATAGGCAGCACACGTTGCTGGTCATGGCTGACAGCATTGACTCTGTCATCATGGATAACGACAGCACTGAAAAGGATGAATGGGGCTACAACATTGGTCGGCACTACAGCCCCGAGACCATTGCCGAGTTTAGCAAGGCAGTGACGGTACTGAAGCTGGCCTATGTTTACACACAGCGCATTGCCTGCCTGCTGTCCGGTGATGACGGCGAGGATAGTTTCCACAAGCGTTTACAGGCACAACTTGGAGAATTGAAATGAAAATTATTTGGATTGTGCGAAAGCATCCGCCATACCCATACAGCAGGGGTAACCTTGAAGCGTTCACTATTCATGGTCAATACCCGAGTCGCGTTGAGGCCAAAGCAGAAGCCGACAAGAAGAACAAAAGGTCAAACTACCTGTACACGGTGTACGGACTGAAGGTAAAGGAGTTCACATGACAACAAACACAGGAGGCCCAGCGTTTCCGCATCAAAGCTCTGACGCCATCCGCGCAGGCATGACTTTGCGCGATTACTTTGCGGCGAAGGCTATGCAAGGAATGTTGGCCCATGAATACTCTCGGCCATTGAGAATCGAGGATTTGTATGCTTGTGACGCTTATATTATGGCAGACGCTATGCTAAAAACGAGGGAATTGTTTATGCTGAAAGCGGGGGTACAGAAATGAAAGACGATGAAGTGGAAGACCTATTTGCCTACGGCTGGCTTGACACCAGCATTGCCATTGTCCTTGCGCTGCTTGCTATTGCTGCGCTGTTTTTTATGGCGGGGTATTTGACATGAAAATACCTGAACCAAACTTAATCAACAAGTACCCGACACCGGGGCACTACACAACAGAGCAGATGCTGGCGTGGGGCAAAGCCTGTGCCGCTGCCGAGCGAGAGGAATGCGCGAGGTTGGTTGAGCCTAATGCCGAACATAGGAGCGATTCTTTGGGATATTTGGGAGGCGCTGAGGGCATTGATCTGCTTGACGGCGTCGCTGCTGCTATCAGAGCAAGGGGAAACACATGACTAAAGACGACGTTATCCGCATGGCGCGGGAAGCTGGTTGGACTGGTCCAGAAGATAACGCTGTATATTTTTCAATGCTGAAGCGTCTTATTGAGCTTGCCCGTGCTGCCGAGCGTGAGGCGTGTGCGAAGGTGGCGAAAGAAAATGCAGCAGAGTACAAAGTGGGCGGTAGTCTTTACCCAATGTTAGGTATGCACAATTCAAATTATGCTGCAACAGCTAGCGACCACATTGCTCATCTCATTAGCGAGAGAGGACGAACATGACTAAAGATGACCTCATTAAGCTGGCGCTAATCAAGCTGGCGCTGGAATCTGGGCTTGCCAAAATTCTTGATGAACACGCCTCGGAATACCGGGACGGTACGTTTGATCGTTCTGAATACCCAGAACTCTTGGCTTTTGCCAACCTTGTTGCCGAGCATGAGCGAGAGGAGTGTGCGAAGTTGCTTGACGAAATGGCGGCACAAGATAAACATAGCAACTATTACGTTGTCGCAGCCAAAGCCCTTAGAACAAGGAGTAAATCATGAGCAGACTACTACACGCTGCCGCCCGTGGAGCGAGGATACAGTCAAGATGGGTAAAAGGAACGCAGTGGCAAACAACGGGTCAATTTGTGTTTGTTGATGGGATGCGCTACTACCGCGTCCACCCGGATGACGAGCACTTGCAGTACGGCCCTATCAGCACGGAGGTACGCAAAGCCGCAGAGACCATCGAGAAAAAGGCGTACCTACACGACGTACTAGGTCACTACGGCCTTGCCGCGATTGACGATTACTTATCACGGTCAAATGAATTTAGTTATTGCTGGAACAAAACTATGAACGCAACTGCTAATCAGAAACAATTATTTCTTTTAATCTTGGCCGAGTTCTTGGCCGATGAGGGGATGTGATGACTGACATTGAAATTGACAAGGCGCTGGCGCTGGCTATTGGGTACAAGCTGTTTGATGTTAAGTTCCACGACGATATGTGGGCAGTTGTTGTGTACAACGGTAGTTGGCGCGTGTTCTCCCACCGCGACTGGAACGTGATCGGCCCGATTGCGGAGCGGTATAACGCATTCCCACATCAATCAAGTGTAGGCACTTGGTCAGCTTGTATTGGCGGTGCAGACGCATGGGTTGACCACATACACACCCCGCAGAAGGCCATTGCATTGGCCGTGATAGGAGCAACAAAATGACAGGATTTAATTCAAAGCGCCAAGCAGCGCAGGCCAAGCTGGACGATGCCGCCGACACGCTGTCGATTGTGTACCAGCGAGGTTTTGCCGACGGCAAGAAAGCAGCACAGCCAGAGCAGGAGCCGGTGGCGCAAATAACTCCTCCGGGGCCAATAACGCAATACACCATCCCAACTCAGCGCCAGTGGCAGGGGCTGACGGATGAGGAGATTGACCAATTGCTGCCAGACATCGTGTCTGGCGGTAGTTTTACCGTCATAAGCTACGGTCGCGCAGTAGCCCGAGCCATCGAAGCCGCCCACGGCATCAAGGAGGGGACATGACTAAGTTAAGACAAGCCGCAAAAGCGGTGGTAGATCGCTGGGATACGCCAGCTTGGGAGTGGCGCGACCAAGGCCCGACCGCTGATTTGATGGCAGACCTACGCACCGCACTGGCACAGCCAGAGCAGGAGCCGAGTCAGTGGCGCGACATGGTAGTAGTCAGCCTAGTCCGCGAGGGTATCAACAAGCACAAAGCGCGTGAGTTGGCTGATCACTTTGCCACCCCACTTGCAGCAGCACAGCGCCCGTGGCAGGGTCTGACGGATGAAGATAGGCGTAAATTTGCGGCGGCTCAGTATGACTGGGAAGATTTGCTTATTGCGGCAGAAGCCAAACTGAAGGAGCGCAACACATGAACCCAACAAAGACAGGACTTTATTCAACCTACGCAGATGACAGGTTTATTTTTTTGTACTGGGATGGTGAAG